ACCGGCGCGTCTCGTCAGCCACCACCCTCAGCCAGTCTCTTCAGCATTTGGTCAAGCTCGTGAACAGCCGCCTGCAGGAAGGCCAGGTCTGCCTCGTACTCGTCACCGGGCATATCGCGCACGTCGACGGCGGAGACGAACCTGGCCGACGGCTCTCCCCTGTCCGGAGGTATGTCAGCATTACCGCCAGTACGTACGATTTCTAGCCAGCACCTGCAGAAGGGGTGAAGCAGCGGCCCCTGAAGTCTACCGTGGTACGGGCGCGGGGGCTGCGTGTGGACGATCCGGTAGCCGGCGGGCAGCCCGTACTTCCGCTCCCCTGCTGGCGTGGCCACGCGGCGCTCAACCGACTGGGGCATGGCGACCGGGCCGCCCAGGTAGGGGGCGAACGACTCGCGCAGGCCAATCGTCACCCCGTTCAGCTTGCGGCACCAGTAGCAGCACGACGCGCTCCCGGTGTGCGCCCGCCACCGCTTGCGCAGCTTCTCCCCCTGTGCCTCCCGCTCGACCGCATCGGCCAGGGCCGCCGCCGCAACCCCGGTGCCCTCGGCCATGTGCACCGCCATGCGCGAGCGGAGCGCCGCCTGGCGGCCCCAGGCCAGCAGCGCGTCCCGCACTGCGTCGGCGCGCTGCTCGGCCGCCCGCTGGCCCGGGTGCTCCCCGGGCGGGGTCACGCCAGGGGTGAACCGGCGGCGGGGGACGGACGCGTGAGCATGCCGCACCAGGCCGCGCAGGTGGGCCAGGTTCCCGAAGATCCGGCCGATGTCGCCCAGCAGGTGGTCCAGCGTCTCGTCCTGGCTGGTCACGGCCCCCGCGGAGTACCACGCCTGCTGGACTAGTTCTTCGGCCGCCGACCGTGCCTCGTCCAGTGCCTGCACCAGCACCGCGTCAGTGTCAGGGCGGCGCAGCAGCGCGTCCGCCGTCCCCTCCGGGTTAGTGCGGGTGACCAGGGCGAGGTAGCCGGCCGCCTCGGCGATCGACTGGCGGACGACGGAAGCGATCTCCTGCCCGAGCGCGGCCACGCTACTGCGGGTTCAGCTCGCCCCGGAACGACGTGCGCCGGTCGAGGGCAGTGGCCTCGACGGTGACCAGGTACGGGTCCCAGCCCGGCTTGTGCACAGGGGCGTAGGGGCGCACCACGTGCTCGCTGCCGGGGGAGTCCGCGATGGCGAAGTCCTCCATGCGCTCATGGGTGTCCACGTCGCCCAGCCGGTCGAACAGCCACCTCTGCCACGACTCCAGGTTGTACGTAGCCGGGGGTACCGGAAAGTAGTGGTTCACCGCCATGACGTGCTCGGGGTGGTAGGTGTTGGGGCCGCACCGCTGAACGACCAGTGTCAGCCCGCGCGACTCGCCGCTGTGGCGGCCCGGCTTGTCCCGCTGGCAGTCGTCTTCAAGCCACACCCGCCAGCCGAGGTGCTGCCGGTAGAACAGCCGCTTCACCAGCCCGGCCAGGATCTCCGGGTACGGGGCGGTCTGCTGCATCTGACGGTCATCGCTCACTGCCGCGCAATCGGCGTCAGACGTGTCGGCCGTTCACGCCGCACCAGTACCAGAAGGCGCTACAGGCAACCCCGCTCGCCACCCAGTCACGGAATGACACCTGAGCCGCAAGGCTCGGCAAGGTCACGGTGACCTGGTACACCTCCGGGGAGCTGCCTGTCGTCACCGGCTCTGCATCAGCGGACATGCACGCCAAGCTACGCGATCGGCGGAACAGGGGGAACGGGCGGCTGCCCCGGTCCCTGGCCCAGCCGCTGGCCTGGCTGCGCGCCCGGGGGCTGGGGCGGCTGCAGGTGAGCGTAGGCAAGGCCCGAGATGGTGTCACCGGGCATGCACGCCAGGCTGTCCCCGAGCTGCGGGTACACCGCTGCCGCGCCTGTCTTGGCCGGGGGCACCGGCGCGGGGCGCGCGGCAGGCTGCCCCTGCCCAGCTGCCAGCTCCAGCGCCCGGCCGGCCGCGATCTCCTCAACGAGATCGCGCGCGAGCGCCACCAGGGAATCGTGCGCGCTCACGAGCCCAGCCCGTTCCCCTTACCGCCCTGGCCGATGGCGGACCCGCCGGACGCCGACGTGCCGGTGGCCGAGGTCTGCGAGCCGACCGGCACCTTGATGTGCACCACCGGCTGCTGGGCAGACCCGCCCTTCCCGGCCTGGACCGGCTGTGCCTGCTGCTGTTGCGCCATCGCCTTGGCCTGCGCCGCGGCCTGCTTCTGCATCGTCTTGGCCTGCTGCTCGCGCTGCTCCTTGATGGTGTCGTAGTCGATGTCGAATCCGAAGTCCTGGGCAAGCCGCTGCTCCAGCTCCAGCATGAACTCGGGCGTGACGTTGGCCTGCTGTCCTGCTGTGGCGAGCTTATCGAATGTGTCCTGGATAGCGGACTTGGCCTCTTCGGTGAGCGGACCCCACTTGAACTGCGGGTACTTCTCCGATCCGAAATTCCAGTCGACGAACCTCGGGAAAATGTGGTCGTTGATGATGCTCGCCATTTCCTCCAGAACGCCTTCCAGCATGAGGAAATAGGTCACATCGTCCTGCTTGCCGAAGTCGACCAGTGTGCTATCCCCCTGGCCGCCGCCCTGCTCATTGTCGAACCACTGAGCGAGAACGCTCTTTGACATCTGGGAATTGTGGTGGTTGATCAATCCCAGGAAGTCGAAGCGCGATGCAGACTCGTTCAGCGTCTGCACGGTCCAGTCGGCCGTGGGGAGCGCGATGTACTGCGCGAGCCCCAGCTGGGCGAGCGCCCGGATGAAGTTGTCCTTGTCCGCGGCCGGCGCATTGGGGACCATCGTGCCCACGCGCAAGCCCACGGCAGCCCGTCGCGCAGCCAGGTGCGCGATGTAGTAGAGCTTTTCCTTCTTGTCGTAATGGTAAAAAGCACTCTCGAACATCGATACGCCGTAGAACGGGCGTTCGGCTTCCTCGTGCGCGTAGTACAGCGCGGTTTCTTTCGGGATCTTGACGTCAATGGTGCGGCCCTGAAAGAACGTGCGCTGCCGGAAGCCGTTGAACTCGCCCTGGCCGTCGAGCAGGAACGTCAGGGTCTCAGCCGGGCGCGGGTCGATCTTCCGCAGCGTCCACTTGCCCTTGTTCGGCCCGGTCTTAGGCTGCCAGTAGACCATCTCCCAGGCGGAGAACCCGTTGAACAGCGCGAGCAGCATCTGCTTGACGAAGCGGTCGAACGAGTGGGTCATGCCCCCCTGCGCCCGCGGGGCGAACAGCAGATCCTTGCAGAACTGGGCCTCTTTCACGCCGCCGGTCACCCCGTCGGCCGGCACCACGTCCGCGTTCTTCATCGCCGACAGCAGCGGCTTGGTCAGCAGCCGGTACAGGGCCCTGGCCTGGCCGTCGCGCCGTCGCATGGTGACCAGCTGGCGGATCGACACCGGGTCATCGCGGAAGATTTCCCAGCTGTCCCTGTAAGGGGTTGAGAACGGGAGGAAGTACGGGACACCGATGCTGAAGTTCTGCGCCTCATCAGGCGGCCGGACAAGCGACTGCTCGTCCTGAAGGACGTAGCCCTCCTGGCCGTAGCCCTGGGTCGTGACGCCCATGCCGCCAGGCGGCTGCACACTGGCGTTGTAAGAGCCCTGTCCGCCGCCTGGAGTAGTCATGCCCCCTTAATCGGGGTGGCTACCTGGCAGGCTGCCTGGCAGGCCGCACGGGCTTGTCCTTCTCCTCGGTCGGCGCGTCGACCATCCCCGCGAGGTTGGCGGCGCTGACGAACAGCCGCCGCCCGTCGGGCAGCACCAGCTGCACGCCGATGAGGTTGCCGGCCTCGGCCGCGACGGTGACGTCATCGCTCGGCACGATGACTTCCTGGACCCCGCCGACAGGCTCCATCAGGGTGACGATGACGTCGCCCTTCTGCGCGCCCGGGACGTTGCCGGCCTCGGCCATGAACTCGTGCCACATTCCCTGGAGGTGCATGCACGGGCAATCGTCCGGACACGGCAGCGCCCCTGGCCGGAGGGGGCTCAGGGGCGCTGCGAGTTGGCTGCCGGTCAGGTGACCGGGGAGCCGACCAGCTCAAGGAAGTGGTCCTCGCTGAACACGGTCGGGCCCAGGTAGGTCTTCCCGTTGGCGCTGGAGGCAACCGGGAACGCGGTCCACGCGCTGTTGCTGTAGAACGAGCCGTGCACCTCGGTGCCGCCAGGCAGGACCGAGTTGCCGTCCGCCTGGGTGTGGCTGAAGCCCTCCAGCAGCTGCGGGTCGGCGTTCAGGTTCCCGCCGACGCCGGAGTTGGCGTACGGCGGGGTTCCGCTCAGCGGAACCAGGTGCTGCGTGTCGGCGATAGCGCCGGCATCGGCCTCGTTGAACACGACGTTGTAGCCGTGGATGTTCACCGACGCCTGGTAGGAGACGCCCGGTGCCCCGAGGTTGGTCACGGCGAAGGTGACGGTCCCGGCCGCGTGGTGGTGGCCCTTGAAGCTGTAGGCCGCGTGCGCGTCGTAGAGGATGTCGAGCGCGTCGGTGTTGTTGTCAGGGATGCCCGACACCAGCACGCCGAAATGCTCATAGCCGGTGTTGAGGCCGTCCGGGTTGACCAGGCCGCCCTGGCACTTGTCCCCGTTGTTGCTCGTGGTCAGCGTGCCGGTGGCGTACACGATGTCAACCAGGCCGCTGCCCGCGTTCACCAGGCCGACCTGGGCCGCCTTGCCGGTCTGCTGGTTGCAGAGCGCGATGCCCGCTGCACCGCCAACAGGGTGGAGAGTCGAAACCGGGAACGTCGTCACGGGCAGCTGCTCGATGGTGTGGTTGCCGTCGCTTCCGGCATAGCTCGTCAGGTGCGAGAAATCGATGGTGTCGTTCAGTGCGTGCGCGTAGTAGCCGCTGATCGAGAACTGGCCAGCCGGGGTGTACTGGACCGGGCCGACGCTCGCGCCTGCCGTCCCGGTGACAGCCAGGGCAACGCCCAGCCCGAGGGCGGGCACAGCTACGGCGGCAGCAAGCCGCCTGTTGAGCTTCATAGGAAATCCCCTAACTCTCAAGCCCCTGTACTTGACACAGGGAAACAGTCCACTATGACGTGCCGGGACGATCGGCGGGCAGTTTTCACCTAAACCGTGACCGGAACGCAAAAGCCCCGTCAGTCCCGTGGGACGGCGGGGAGCATTTATCAGCAGGTTACACGACATGTACTGATGTAGCCTGATGTGACGGGAGTCCGGTTCCGATCTCGATCCGCGAAGCCGAGTCACGCACCCGGGCTCCCGTCCTGTTCCCAGGCTGCCACACAGCGAAGGCCCTGCGGGGTGCCGGCGAGCTACTTGAGCGGATTCACAGTCCGCTGCCCGGAAGGCAGCTAAGAAGGAAGCTCACCGATGGCCGCAGGGCCAGCGCGGTATTCGTCAGGTGGAAAGCCGGGTCGCTAGATCTTTGGCTGTGCCCCGAAGGGCGCAAGGTAGAAGGAAGCTACCCGATGGCCGCCTGTTGAGTTGTGAAGTTCGGGGGCGAGGAAAGCGAGTCCGCTATTTCATCCAATTTGAGGTTAGAAGGAAGCTGACCCATGGCCTCGCCCCTGAATACTACGCCGGGATCAGGTCTCCCAGGTTCGCCAGCGTGATGACCGAGGAGCCCTCCGGCAGGCCCTCCGGCTCCTCCACGCCGACGTAAGTCACCGGGCCGGTGACCTGCTGGAGCCAGCTGCCGGCCTTGTCCATGCGGACGACGGTGTTGTCCTGCGCCCATGCCTCGTACAGGTACCGGACCGTCAGGAACTTCCGCGCCATGAAGTAGCGCGCGAGCAGTTCGGTGGTGGCCCGGTTCTCCTCCACCCGGTGACCGCCCCAGGACGACATCTGGGTCCGCAGACCCAGATGCAGCCACTTGGCGTACCAAGCGCCGTCGTCGCCCCGGTAGAACACCACCGGCATGACGCAGCGGTGCTCGCCGGCGAGCACCGTCTTCATCCGCACGGTGCGCGGCTCGAACGGCAGGCCGTGCTGCTCCTGCGAGCGGGTCATGTAGCCGAAGAAGTTCTCCGCCAGATCGTCGAACGTCTCGCCGCCGCCCTGGCCGCCCCCGTTGTAGAGGTACAGCTGCGGGATGACGGTCATGCCCTTCGGCACCCGGTCGAACTGGACGTTGATGAACTCGGACGCGCCGGACGGGGCCGGGGCACTGGTGAGGTCGCCGGAGTGCTGCGCCCAGCCCGAGCGCAGGCTGGTGTAGCTCACCTGGCTGCCCGTGCGGAACGCCTCGTCCACCAGCAGGCAGGACAGGTCGTAGTCCGTCCGGCGGCTCTTCTCCATCCAGTAGAAGTAGAAGCGCAGCCAGTCGCCCTGCTCCAGCTTCGAGACCGAGCCGCGCGGCCAGACACCCAGCCCCTCGGACTGGTTCTTGCCGGTCAGCGGCAGCGCCGCGCCCAGAATGGCCGGGTCGAACACGAAGGTCATGCCACTGCCGAGCCGGGTCTGCAGCTCGAAGTCGATGAGGCCGTTCGTGTCCCGCACCAGGCCGGGGTCAAGCAGCAGGCGCTTGTCGGGAGTGACCCACGCCCGGCCGCCGCGGCCCGGGAAGATCCGCGGCCCGCCCTCGTCCACCCGGTTGAGCAGGTGCTGGCGCACGCCGAGCAGCACGCGGGCCGACACGTCGGGAGCAGTGCTGCCGAGCGCGACACCCAGGCGAGACAGTTCCCGGCCGTCCTTTCCCGCGGTGCGCAGCAGCTGGTCAGCCGACCGCCACAGCTCGCCCGGAGCCAGCCGCGAAGCGGCGTGCCCCGGCTTGCCAGCCGCCATCAGCTGCTCGAACTGCGCACGCCGGCTCAGGACGTGAGTCTCACCGCGCGCGACCACGAACACGTACTGGGCCCGGTCGAACTGGCCGAACTCGTGCGGGTGCAGCCGCTCGCCCAGGCGCTTCCACATCTCGGCGCGCGGCGGGATGTCCGCCGACTGCTCGCGGTGCTCCGTCAGGACGGCATCGAGCGCGGCCATCAGCACGCAGCGCACCAGGCGCGGCATCGACTTGAACTTCGGCGCGGTCGCCAGCGTGACGTCCGAACCGGACAGCTCGGCCGCCATGCGAAGGACGTCAGTCACCGTGGTCACGCGCGCGGCCATGCCCAGGCGGGCGCGCTGCGCGTTGACGACGGCCAGGTTCTCCCTGACCGGGATCGCGACGGTGAGCGGGCCGACCGGCGAGTAGTTCTTCGCCAGGAACCGCAGCTGCTCCAGCTTGTCGCCGGACAGCGGCACCTGCGAGCCCGCCAGGGACTCGAACAGCGCCCGGCCCTCGATGTCGGTGCCCTGGCCCAGGTGGACGACAGTCAGCCTGTCGCCGAGCAGCGCCTCAAACGCCTGGTGGTGCCCCAGCATCTCCGCGTAGGTGTGCTGGTAGGTGCCGTAACCCGGCAGCGCCAGCAGGTCGAGCGAGAAAGCGCCCTCCGGCCCGAGCACCGCGCGGACGTCCACATGGCCGGCCTCGACCGCGGCGAGAACCGCATCGTTCAGCAGGCCGGCCCAGAACTCCACCGTGTCGGGCACGTTGGCCGGGAAGTCGATGAAGTACACGTTGTGCTGCCGGTGCGCGCCGGTCGCCTCGCGGGCCCAGCCGAGCACCTGCACGGCCTTGTCGAAGGCGTAGCTGCGGTCCAGCGTGCCCAGCTCAGCGAGCAGGCGGCCGGAGAGCTTGAAGCCGAGGCTCATCAGCACCGCGTCGAGCTGGCGCGCGATGACCTCGCTGTCGCCCGTGGCACGGGCACCGTCCAGGGACACCCGGCGCCGGGTGTCGAAAACCAGCTGCTCAACGTTCATTGCCTGCCTGACCTGTTCTCGGGTTTGCTTGACTTGAGTTTAGTGCGCTTCCTTGACTCGCGTCAAGGGAGAAACCTACCACAGCGTGAGCACCGGCATACGTGACCCGAGGAGGATTCGAACCTCCGACCATCCGCTTAGGAGGCGACAGCTCTATCCCCTGAGCTACCGGGTCATGGAGGCGGCACCGGGAATCGGACCCGGGTTCCGCGCTTTGCAGGCGCGTGCCTAAAGCCACTCAGCCATACCGCCATTGGACGGAACCTGACAGCTCAGCCCCGCTTTACTAGCCCACCGCTACCCGCTGCCAGGTCTCGGCGGTGAACTCAGTCGTACGCCCAGCAGGACTCGGACCTGCGCGCGCGGCTCCGGGGGCCGCAGCTCTATCCCCTGAGCTATGGGCGCTTGGTGGGCGCGGGAGGACTCGAACCTCCGCGTGGGGTACTTGATTTACAGTCAAGCGCAGTCGCCGCTGTGCCACACGCCCTTGGGGTGAGATACGGGAATCGAACCCGCCTTGCAGGGATCACAACCCTGCGCCTTCCCTCGACGGCCAATCCCACCGTGTCCGATGGAGGGTTTGAACCTCCGACGCCTGCCGTGTGGGGGCAGCGCTCTCCCAGGCTGAGCTAACCGGACTTGAACTGGCGGGGTGCGGACTCGAACCGCAAGTCCCTCGTCAGGTCCCCGATCCGCGCGGGGCTCCCGCCAGCTGCGTGCGCCCGAAGGGACTCGAACCCCCACTAACCCAGCTCCGTAGGCTGGTGCTCTATCCGTTGAGCTACGTGCGCATGGTGTCCCCAGACGGGTTTGAACCGCCGACCCCTTCTGTGTCAGAGAAGCGCTCTCCCGGGCTGAGCTACAGGGACATGTACTTGCTTGCCACTAGTCAAGAGGGCTAACGGCACGTACCGTGGAAGACGTGTTGCTCGTAATCTTGATCGTCTTCTTCGTCGGCGTCTTCGTAGGTGCCAGGTACATCGGCGGCCCCTTCTACCTGCGGCGGCTCACCGAGTCCGAGCACCAGACCCGGCTCAGCCGAGTCGGGCTGAAGAAGTAAGCGCTCCTGACGGGATTTGAACCCGCGGTCTTCTGCTTGACGGGCAGACGGGGACGGCCAGACTCCCCTACAGGTGCATGGGTGGCACGGGCAGGGCGCGTACCCCTGCGCTGTCCGGACACTGCATCAGCACTTCCGTACCACGGCTCCGGTGTCCAGACTCGAACTGGAAACCCTCTGATTAACGGTCAGCTGCGCTGCCGATTGCGCCACACCGGATCGTATGGAGCCCCCGCCAGGCTACGTACCTGGCACTCACTGCCCGCCGCGCGACGGGACGAGATCCCTGCGTGGGAGGGGGCCTGGTTGCGGAGGCGGGATTTGAACCCGCGATCTCTGGATTATGAGTCCAGCGGGGACACCGAACTCCCCTACTCCGCGTCGTAAGGACACCAGGATAAATCCTGATGCCCACGTGACTCCACGGGGAGTCGAACCCCGTTCCGGGGGGTGAAAACCCCCGATCCTAACCCGTAGACGATGGAGCCTTGCGTGGTCCCGACGGGATTCGAACCCGTGTCAGTTGGTTGAGAACCAACCGTCCTGAGCCTGACTAGACGACAGGACCATGTGTTGCGTACGCCGGGCAGGGTTCGAACCCGCGACCCGCTGCTTAGAGGGCAGTTGCTCTATCCGCTGAGCTACCGGCGCTCGGTACCGCCCAAGAGACTCGAACTCTCACAGTCCGGGGTAAAAGCCCGGTGCCCGGCCGGTTAGGCGAAGGCGGCTCGTGACGGAGGTGGGGGTCGAACCCACGTACATCGGCTTATGGGGCCGGCGCTTGGACCAACTCAGCTACTCCGCCTTGCGTGAGATGCGCCCAGCTGACGCCTCGCTTGATCCGGCTGACGGTCATGTAGTGAACGCCGTAACGCTTGCCCAGCACCCGACACGACTCAGGCGAAGCAAAGATGGCCAGCACTTGCGAGTCGGTCAGCGTGGTAAGTCCGTGGGCCTCGCCCTTTGCCTTCTCAGCTGCAGACTTCTTCACGTGGCAGGTCTCGCACCGTACCACGCATTTGGCTAGCTCCTCAGCGCGCCGAACTGCGGACCAGGACCACACACGATGGGAGACCTTGGTCGAAGCGTCTGCATGATCCACCTGAAGATCGTCATACGAACGGCAGTCGACACACGGTCCATGCTCTGTAATCCAGGCTGCTCTACGTGAAGCCACCCAGGCCCGTTGATATGCCCGCTGCTCTTCCGGGTCCGCGTACGGCATAGGTGTAGCATACCAGATCGAACCCGCGACCTGCCGGTTATGGGCCGGCTGCTCTGCCAGCTGAGCTACCCCGCGTCGTGGGCCGGAGGGGACTTGAACCCCTGACACACACGGTATAAGCGTGCTGTTCTGACCAGCTGAAC